GTGCAAGGCGCCGATGGCTCGCCCATCTGCTCCGGCTCGCTGGTCGCCCTCACGGTCGAGGAAATGCAGAGCCTCTATGGCTCTGCACTGACCTGGGACCAAGTCTCCGAGCTGCAAGGCGAAGCGATTGTTCTGTTCGCCACCGTGTTCGGCTTCCTGGTCCTGAAAAAAGCCCTGAAACAGTGAGGTATCAACCATGCAACACATCAAGACCCTGCGCCGCTCCCTGGGCGCCGCTGCTGCAACCGGCCTGCTGGCCGTTCAACAGGCCTACGCCGCTGTCCCGGCTGAAGCCACTGGCGCACTGGATGAGGCCGGCACCGACGTCGGCACCATCGGCTGGGCGGTGTTCGCCGTGATCATCGCCGCCATGGCGTTCAAGTACATGCGCCGCGCGCTGTAACCGGAAACCGCGCACTGCATGTGCCGAAGCAAACAAACCCCGCTCCGGCGGGGTTTTCTCTTCAAGGGAAACGCCAATGAGCTACGAACTGTACGTCCTGATTCTCTCCACCCTGGCGTTCTACCTCGTGTTTTTTGGGCGGGTGTGAATATGAAAAGGATTTTTGCGGTTTTGGTGGCTTTGCTGCTTTGGCATTCGCCTGCTAGTGCGGAGGATTTGTATTACTACTGGGTTGTGACGGGGTCTCAGGAACATTATCCATCGGCTAGACAGGCGTGCGAGGCGTGGTTTAGTCGATTATCGCAGAGTGTTCAGGGCAGCCAGGGGCCGATGTACATGGTCTTTGATAATGAGACTACAGCGCGCTGCCGTCTCACCTATGGCTCAAGTTCCGCAGCTGCTGTTCGTAGTGGTATGGGCTGTGCTCCGGGCTCTACATATGACCCCACAACTGGCGAATGTGTAGCGTCTGAAGAAGACAAATGCGTGTCAACTGAAGGTCAAATAATTAGTCATGAATACAATGGCGGTCCGATTGACCGGCCGGGGCCGCCTGATGCGCCGCCTCCTGCTATTTGCGAGAATCAATGCCAGTACGCGCGCACTAATGTTGTTAAGGGTTGCTCTCGCTTCCTTGATGGCGACAATCTCACTGACGTGTTTTGTACCGTTGAATATAAGGGCAATGGTAGTTCTTGCACTTCTGGCAATCCTTCGCCGGGTAATCCGTTCGATCAGCCGCCAAGCAAGCCGCCAACTAAAGCTGATCCGACATTTGCCAAAGACAGCAAGTGCGGTGATTGGGAAACGCACGCTGACGGCACTCAAACGCGTTCATGTAATTCAACTGAGGAAAGCAAGCAGCCTGGAAAGGTTGATTGCAGCGGTGATAGTTGCAAAGCCGGCGTCCCGCCACC